CCGCGCCGCGCCGAGGTCCGCCGCACTCCCCGCCGGTACCGGGATGCGCACCTGCGCCGCCTGGCCATGCGCGCACGCCAGCGCGCCCGCCAGCGCCACGCACAGCCGGGTCCGGCAGGTCATCACTTACTCCGCCGCCGCGTCCGCGGGCGGCGCCGGCAGCCGCTCCCGCAGCCCGCCATGCGCCTTGAAGCGCACGTTAGTGGTCGCCTTCCCATCATAGAACCGCCCGGTGAGCGCACACTTGCGCAACCCCTGCGGCGCCCGCTGCGTCACCCGGAAGGTGCCGAAGCCGTGCAGGTTCACCTCCTCACCCCCCTCTAGCGCGACCGTGATCGCGTCCAGCACCACGTCCACCGCCACCGCCCCGGACGCCTTGGCGATCCCCAGCGACGCGGCCACTTGCTTACTCAGTTCACCTTTATTCATGTGTCCACCTGTTTTCAGCTTTCAGTTTTCAGCTATCAGCGGTCAGCTATCAGCTATCAGCTATCAGCTATCAGCGGTCGGCTGACGGCTGAAAGCTGACCGCTGACGGCTGAAAGCTAATACCCCCTCAACAACGCGCTCGCCGCCCGCCGCCCCCCGGTCACAATCTGCACCGGTCCGCGGTCTTCATCCGCCGCCAGGTCTGCGAGCATCCCGGCCACCGCGCTGTCGCCGTGGCGCTCGCCCTGCTTGTCGGTGTTGCCGTCCGGCGGCCGCGGCACCCCGCGCAGCAACTTGATCGCCCGGTGGTCCTCCAGCACATCGTCATGGCGGATCAGCACCGTGGTGCGGTCCTCGATCCCCGCCTTGTACTTGGGCATCCGCTCGCGGTAGGTCGCCTCACTGAACTTCACCCGCAGCACCCGCGAGCCGCGCCGGTCCTCGGCGGCCTCGGCGATGCTGTCGCCGTTGCCGGTCGAGTCGATCGCCTCCTGCCCGAGCTTTGGCGTACCTTGCTCGATCGCCTCCAGCACCTGGTCCTGCTGGTCATAGGGCACGTTGTGCATCTCGATCACCGCCACCCAGGTGCGGCGCAGCGTCTCACCCAACTCCAGCACCACGATGCAGGTCATATCGCCCTTGCGCGCGAAGTCCATGCCGATGGCGTGCCGGCGCGCCGGGTCGAGGGTAGCCAGGTGCGGCGCGACCGCCTCGCCCAGCCAGTCGGCCATCTCGCGCCGACGCGCGTCTTTGGGCAGGAGGTTGAAGCGCGCATCCCCACTGAAGCGCAGCAGCGGCGCCGAGGTCGCGGCCGGCGCCATCGCCGCCTCGATCAGGGCGCGCGGGAAATAGGTCCCGCCGCCCATGGCCGGGATGCAGTACAACTCTTCGTCTTTATTGTTCCGGTAGAGATGCCACAGCCCCGCCAGCCATTGCGCCTCGGCCAGCGGACTCCACGTCTGGTGCGAGACGCTGCAGATGCGCTTATAGAGGCCCTCCCGCAATGCCAGGTCGAGCGGGGTGCGATGCACCGTCGCTTGCTTGCCGTAGCGTCCCGATCGGACATCAATCACTAATTGATTGAAAGGGTTGTCGATGCCGTTGTGGGTAGAGATGACGGCGAGGCGCCCCCCCCACATGGTCATCGCCATCGCCGCCCTGAGGATTTCTTCGAGGTCGTCAACGAACGCCGCCTCGTCAATCACTAAAAGATCGCCCGGCCGCCCCTTGGAACGCAGGTTGCGGGGGTTACTACTGAAGGTCTGGATGACCTTCCCAGATGGATAATCTATTCTGAAACTATGGATGTCGTTACCATCATCACGCTGCAGCACGGACTCCCCAATCGTCTGCCCGGCGACATTTGCGGCCCGTGACCAAACGGCACAATCGGCCACGAACCCCGCCGTCATCTCCTTGTCATAGCTGATGTAATAGACATTCCCCCCGCCCGCGGCGCGACTTGCGTGCAACACCGCGTCTGCGGCGGTGCCGTAGGACAGGCCGATGCGACGCGACTTTTCATGGACCTTCAGGGGCGCCAGGTCCTGGTTCCAGCGCACCTGATAGGGCAGCAGGAGTGGAGCGCTCATGCGCCGCCGCCGGGTTTGGTAATATCGCGGGGTCCGTTTCCCACCCCTGCGGGAATGCACCAGGGCGACGCCTTGCTGGTGGACGGGGATTCCCCACGCACGCGGGGATGGAGCAACGGCAGTGAGCCGCTCCGACGGACCACGCAGGATGTTCCCCGCGCTCGCGGGGATGGACCCGGGCTGTCGGCCCCGTTGTGGGTGCTCATGATGATGTTCCCCGCGCACGCGGGGATGGACCAAGAGCAGAATCCCTCCCGCGGGGTCAGCGGGCGCGGCGTCCGCATCGGGTTCAGCCTACGCAGACGCCCACGCGCGGCCTGGCTTTCCCCTTCATCCATCATCACAGCTCCCCCTCGATCGCCGCCCGCAGGGCGGCGATCCCTTCCGGGCTCACGCCCTGGGTGCGCGCCGCCGTCTCCACCCGCGCGGTCGCCTCGTTCACCGCCGCCGCCACCTGGGCCGCGGCATACTTGGAGTCCGCCAGCCCCAACCGTCCCAGGTCCGCCAAAGAGCGCGTGACCAAAGACAAAGATTTCGCCAAGGCCCCCGGGTCGCCCCCGTCCTCCTCCTGCGCCGCCGCCTCGGCCTTACGCAGGCTCATCAGGATGCGCAGCAAGGTCTCCTGCGCCATCGCCGTGGTCGCCCGCCGCAGGCCGGAGCCGTCATCATCCCCGGACAGCGCCCGCCCCAACTCCGCCGCCCGCCGGGCGTCCGCCATGGCGCCGGAGAACTCCGCCTCCAGGTCCTGCCCCCAGCGGTGTAACGAGGATTTACTGATGCTGTAACCCTGGCTTAACAGCCAGTCGGACAGCGCCACATAGTCACTGAAGCCGTTGGCGATCAGGCGCGCGTTCAGTTCATCGCGGGTCGCGACCGGCAGCGCACAGACGGCAGAACGCGGGGGCATGGGTTACGCCGGGGTTTGGGGTGCGGGGGGCGGGGTGCGGCTGGTGCGCAGCGGCGCCGCCGGGCCGACCGCGCACAGCCGCAGCGCTTCTTCGCGCGGAATCAGGACCTCCCCGTTGCGCGTCTCGAACGCCACCGTCGGCGGCGTAGCGGCGACCGCCGCGCACAGGCGCCGATAGACCAGCAGCGGGGCCACCTTGCGGCTCACGGCAACGGCATTCGCCACCACCATCAGCGGCAGACAGGCACCCGGGGGCAGGTAGGCCCCGTCCCAAGACGTCGATTTAGCCGGCGCGTCGCTCATTACTCTTCACCCCTCACTCTTCACCCCTCACCCCTCACTCACACCGGCCGCGGCCGGGCCACGCCCGGGTAGCGTTCCAGCCCGCCGGCCACATCGGCCCCGCGCAGCGTCAGCGTCGGCACCATGATCGTCGCCCCCCCACCCAGCAGCACCAGCCCGGCTTCCTCCAGCCACGCCAGGTGCCCGCGCAGTTGCGCCGCGCTCAGCCGGTTGCCGGCCTGCTCCAGGAGGTGGGCGCGCAGCAGATGCTCATGCACCGTGTAGTCGGGCGCCTCGGCCAGGGCGTTGAGGATCGCCAGGCGCTCATCTTCACGGACCGCCTCGCGGTAATCAGGGGGGCTGCTCATGGGCGTTCTCCGGCCCGCGGGCCATACTCCAGCAGGTGTTGATGGATGCGGTTCACCGCGGTCCCGATGCCCTCCAGGAGCCCGGTCATGTGCCCGATCTTGCCCTCAAAGGCATCCATCCGAATGTGCGCGTGCTTCATGTCCTCATGGGTCACGCCCAGGCGCCGCGCCTCCTCCAGCGCCACGATGCGCGCCACATGCGCGGCGCACTGCGCCGGGGTCGCCCCGGTCGCCTCCAGGCGCGCAATGCGCTGCTCCAGCGTGTGCACATCCAGCGCCGCGGCGTCCTGACGCAGCATCAAGGCCCGGTCGCGCCGCCCCAGCGAGGTCCACAGCGCGATCACGCCCCCGCAGGCCCCGGCCACCGCCAGTTGCAGCCAGTCCGAGCCGATGCGGAACCAGTCGGTATCCATGCCTTACCCAGCCCGCCGCGCGATCGGCGCCGTCGCCCGCAGCCGCCCCCACAGCGCCAGCGCGCCGCCGATCAGGCCCACCAGATTGGTGCCCAGTTCCAGCAGCGCCCCGGCATCCAGGCTGTACCCGGCCAGCGCCGCGCCTTGGGACACCAGCACCGTCAGCGCCCCCACGATCGTGGTGGAGCGCCACCACGGCTTCGGCTCCTGGGCGTCCGGCGCCTCGGCCGCGATCAGGTGCGCGGTCAACCGCTCATAGATTTCGGCCTCGCTCAGCCCGCTCGCGAGCTGCGCCGTCGTCGCGGCGTGCAGGGCGGCGGCACGCAGGCTGTCAGTGGGAACGGGAACAGGATCAGTCATCGCGAGGACTCCACGGGGATAAGAATGAAGGAGGAAGGATGAAGGCTGGGCATGTTCATCCTTCAGCCTTCAGCCTTCAGCCTTCATACTTAGAAACAGCGCCCGCTCCGCCGCCCGGCGCGCCACCAGCCCGGGCAGGACCTTCAGCGGCTGCCCGGCCTTGGTCCAGCGCCCGAACTCACGGGCCGCATCCGCCCAGCGCTCAGTGATGACGTAGCGCCAAAGGGTGGATTTGTGCAGCGCGGGGAAGCCGAGGTTGAACCCGAAGCTGACCAAGGCGCCGAACTGCCCATCGGTCAGCGTGACCGGGCAGGCGTCCAGAATACTGGCCGCCACCGACCCGGCATCGGCCACCAGGAGGGCCTCGGCCAGCGGCTGGGAGATCTTGAGCTTGGGCGTAATCGGGCGCCCGTCGACCGTGCCGGTGTGGCCATACCCGATGGTCAGAATCCCGGCCGGGCAGCGGTACGCCGTGAGACGGCAGCCCTCGAACCGGCGGATCAAGGCCAGGGCGGCGGGCGGAAGGGGGCGACGAGTGTGCATGGCCCTAGGATGGGCCGCTCCGACAGCGGCTTGGACCGCTCCGGATTATGTGGAGCCGGGGCCCCCCGGCCCCGGCAGATTATGTGGAGCCGGGGCCTCCCGGCCCCGGCGTGCCGCGCGCTCAGGCGCGGCGGTCGTCCCCGTACCTCTCGCGGCGCAGATAGGCCCATCCGGACGCCTCTTCGGACGGGTTCGCGCAGAGCAATATCAGCGCGATCCGCATCATCATTGTTTGTCGTTGTCGTTGTCGTTGTCGTTGTCGAAATCCGCTGACGACTCCAGCGGGTACCCACCCCGCAACAAGGCCAGTTCCGCCGTCCCGATCCGCCCCTGACACCAGAAATAGGCCGTCGAGCCGACGGGGCAGTCCGGCAGCAGGTCCAGCGCCGCCCGCCGCTCGGCGCGTAGCACCTCGATCAGGACGGCCGCGTTCATCGCCCCCCCATCCGCGGCGCCGGCAACGGCCGCCGGTGCAGCTCCGCCTGAATCCGCAGAATCACGTAGA